AGTCTCTATATACGCGTGTATGTAAAGATTGTAGGCGGGTAAAAATAAGGAGGCAAAAAAATGTTGGAAAGTATAATCGAAAAATACCTTGTGACTGAAGTGAGAAAAAGGGGAGGTACCGCATATAAATTTGTGAGTCCCGGACATGCAGGAGTCCCGGACAGGCTGTGCCTTCTGCCGAACGGAACGGTATTCTTTGTGGAACTAAAGGCAACAGGGAAAACAACAAGACCTTTACAGGATAGGCAGATCGAGAAAATACGTGCATACGGTCAGAGAGTGTATATCGCGGACTCAAAGGAAAAAATAAAAGAGATACTGGAAATTGAAGGAGGAAGGCAAAGTGAAGTTCAAGCCACATAATTATCAGAAGTACTGCATTGATAAAGTTGTAAATACTGAAAAAGTCGGGCTTCTGCTTGACATGGGGCTGGGAAAGACAATAATAACGCTTACGGCCATAGATGAACTTAAGCTTAACATGTTCGAGGTCAGCAGGGTACTTGTCGTAGCACCGAAAAAAGTTGCAGAAAGCACATGGTTCAGGGAGGCAGAAAAATGGGACCACCTGAAGCTCCTTAAATTCTCAGCTGTACTGGGTTCAGAAAAGAAAAGGATTAATGCACTGAACACCCCTGCCGATATATACGTGATCAACAGGGAAAATATACCGTGGCTTGTGGACTACTACAGGAACGACTGGCCATTCGACATGGTTGTCATAGATGAGTTTTCAAGTTTTAAAAACCATCAGGCCAAAAGGTTCAAGGCACTTAAGCTTGTACTGGGTAAGATTAAAAGGCTTGTGGGGCTTACAGGAACTCCCGCACCGAACGGACTCAAGGACATATGGGCACAGATTTACCTGCTGGATCAGGGAGAACGGCTGGGAAAAAATATAACGGCATTCAGGGAGAGGTACTTCAATTTCTACAGGTACGGGAATAATCCGTACGGCGAATACGAACTTAAGCAGGGTTCAGACAAGTCAATCATGGACAGGATAGCTGACATATGCGTGTCCATGAAGGCGGAGGATTACCTTGAACTGCCTGACGTGGTGGACAACATAGTCAGCGTGGAGCTTGATGCGAAAGCAAGGAAGCAGTATGAGGAACTTGAAAAACAGATGATACTGGAGCTTAACAGTCTTGAAGAAATAACAGTCGCAAATGCGGCGGCACTGTCGAATAAACTCTTACAGTTAAGTAACGGAGCCGTATATGACGAAAAAAGGGATGTGCATGAAATCCATAAATGCAAGATTGAGAGATTCATGGAACTGGTGGAGGAACTCAACGGGAAATCGGCACTGGTGTTCTACAGTTTCAAGCATGACCTTGACAGGATGAAAAGTGCACTGGCCAAGTCAGGACTGAGGGTGAGGGAGCTTAAGACGGTGCAGGATGAAAAGGACTGGAACAGTGGAAAAATTGATATCCTGCTTGCACATCCCGCAAGTGCGGCATACGGGCTTAACTTACAGGATGGAGGGAACCATGCCATTTGGTTTGGCCTTAACTGGAGCCTTGAACTCTACCAGCAGGCAAATAAAAGACTTCACAGGCAGGGGCAGAAGGAAAAAGTTATAATACACCACCTTGTCTGCAGTAATACACGTGACGAGGACGTCATGAAGGCTCTGCAGAGTAAAGGCGACATACAGGAGGAACTGCTGCAGAGCTTGAAGGCGAGAATAGAAAAATATAAGGGAGTGAAAAATAATGGTAACGGTACAGGAAGTAATTGAAATTAGAAAAATTAACAAGACACTTGATAAAATTGAATTCTGCAAGAAAAATACCACTAAAGCGGAAATAAAGCTTTTCCTGATGTCGATAGAACAGCAGTTCATACTTAAAAATTCGCTTACGGAAAAACAGTTGGGTGCACTGGAGGGAATCTACGACGCACTTATGGATTACAAAGACGCTTTGTGGAACGACGTGGGTGAAGCTCATCTGAGCACATGGGGATAGAAGTGAAAAACAATGGCGAGAAAAATAAAAACGAAAAAGCTAGATAAAAAAGAAATTAAAAAGGAAATAATTGAGAACGGGGAGGTACATATGTTCCTGTTCTCAGTGTACAAGGCATCAGGTCATCTGTTAAACAGGTTCAGGCTTTTCGGACAGCTTGGACTTAACAGGCATTGCCCGGAACCGAACAGGGAGCTTGACATGAAGAAAGTTAAAATTAAAAGCATGGCAAACTATCAGATGCTTGAAAATTATGAGGGCTTGAAAAGTCTGATTGAACAGACAGTCAGGATGACGTTCCTGTTCCACAGTCCGGAGATGAAGAAAAAATACAATTTTGATAATAAAATCTACCGTGACAGGGGAATGCATGCATTGTATGACGGTTTAAGAGGTATTTTTGATAAACATTACAGCGAAAAATGGAAGGACGACCTTCCATGTGAAGATCCTGAAGTTGCCGAAGCCCTCACAACCTTGAAAGATATAATCGTAAATTTCAAGGTTGTACAGATGTTCACAGATAAAGACCTTGATATAGATGCGAGGTTAAAGAAATATTCAAGGACTTTGATAACTAAGTTCAACAAGTATTTCCTGCCATACACGGCGGAAATAATCGAAAGCGGAAGTTAAAAATAAGGAGGATAGAAAAAGAATGAAAATAGTGCTAATAAATTTACTGAAGAAAAAGATAAACATCTGTACTAAGTCAAAAAAGAAATATGAACTAAGAGACCCAAGTTACCATATATTGAGCGGGAAAATAGAAGCATATAACGAAATACTGGAATTGATGGAGGAGGAAAAGAATGGAAGCACTGAAAGAATTTGATATTGAGGAACTGCTTAAAAGACAGGCGGTACTTGACAGGAAATTCGACGAAAAGAAAACAGCTAGAAAAAGAACTGCAAAAAGAATAAAAGTGGCATATCTTGCAGAAGTAGGCGAGCTGATACAGGAATTAAAAAATGACTGGAATTATTGGAAAAACAGTACAAAGAAAATTAATAAGCAGAGAGTACTTGAGGAATTGTCGGACTGTTTACATTTTTTATTAAGTTATTTAAATTTAGTAGAAAAATACTGTATCGATAAAATCGATTATGAAATCAGGGACATTGAACATGCATTAATCATTCTTAGTGAAATTGAATGGTTTTTCAACTCTCGGATATACACTGTTATGGAGTATATTTTTAATTATGTAGGTGCAACGGAAGAAGAGTTTTTACAGGTGCATCACGAAAAATGGCTTAAGAACATGAATGAAAGGACAAAGGGGGAATACTAATGGCAACGGCAAGAGCGATAGCGGAGGAAGTGGCAAAGATTCTGAAGGAGGACAAGGAATTTAAAATTCAGAAAAACTTAACACCGTTCCAGCGGACAGAAAAATTATTATACGAGCTGAAATATTTAAAAGGAGCCATAGAGGTTAAACGTGAGAGGCTCTCAGGCTTACATAATGCCCCCGTCCTGCTTTCGAAAAAGGAAACAGGTGTAAATGTTCAGGCAACTAAAAAATATCTCTCAGAAGTCGAAAAAATCGAAAATATGATAGAGAACTGTGAAAATGAAATAAAACGGCTTGAGCATGTCATCAACATGACGGAAAATGCACTAAAAAATATCGAGGATGACAAATATTATAAAATTATCGAATTAAAATATTTTGAAGAAATGACACTTGAATATGTAGCAGAGAAATTCGGAGTAGACGAAAGGACAATAAGACGTCAGAAAAACAGGCTTGTCAATAGATTAAGAGTGTTAATTTTTTCGGATAGCGTGATTCAGGATATAATGAATTATTAAAAAAAATTAATGAAAATGTCCGGTTCGTGTCCTTGTATAAAAATTTCTATGTGTTATAATAGGTTAGAATGGAAATTTAAGGTTTTAGGAAATCCGAGATATTTTTTGCTGAGGCGGGATTCATGAGCCATACGCCTGGTTATCAGAAGACAGTTTAAAAGCTGTCTCTTTTTTATTTTTTGAGAAACGGAAATGAGGTGAAACAAGTATGAAATTGACAGAAAAGCAGAAACGCTTTGCAGATTACTACATTGAAACAGGGAATGCATCGGAGTCTGCGAGAAGAGCAGGATACAAAGGGAAAAATTTGAACAACGTTGCAAGTGAAAACTTGGCAAAAGTTGGCATAAAAGAATACATCGACGGGAAACTGAAGGCACTGGAGAGCGAAAGAACTGCATCTGCCAAGGAAGTGCTTGAGATGTTGACCTCGTCGATGCGGGGAGAAATAAAAGAGGAAGTAGTCGTCGTGGAAGGCACGGGGGACGGATGCAGTGATGCAAGGATAATTGAAAAGCAGATAGGGCTAAAGGACAGAATAAAGGCTGCAGAACTGCTTGGTAAAAGATACAGGCTGTTTACTGACAAGGTCGAAGTTGAAGGAGTACTGCCTGTGATGATAGTAGGTGAGGACGAGCTTGAAGAGTAGGAAGGTCAGACTGCCTGACATAGTCGGAAAAGGGTATAAGGATTTTTGGAATTTCAAGGGCAGATATAAAGTTGTGAAAGGGTCAAGGGCAAGTAAGAAAAGCAAGACCATAGCACTTTGGATAATCTACAGCATGATGAAGTACAGGGGTGCGAACACCCTTGTTGTGCGTAAAGTATACAGAACTCTTAAGGACAGCTGTTACAGCGATTTAAGATGGGCAATAAACAGGCTGGGCGTACTTGAATACTGGGAATTTAAGGAAAGCCCACTTGAGATAACATATAAGCCTACCGGGCAAAAAATACTTTTCAGAGGTTTCGATGATCCGCTTAAGATAACCTCGATATCGGTATCGGAGGGAGTACTCTGCTGGTGCTGGTGTGAAGAGGCATATGAGATAAACAGGGAACAGGATTTCAATATGCTTGACGAGAGTATCAGGGGTATTGTTGAACCGCCTCTGTTTAAGCAATTTATAATATCATTCAACCCCTGGAACGAACGGCACTGGCTTAAGAAGAGATTTTTTGACGTCGAAGATGAAAACATAATGGCCAAAACAACGAACTATATGTGCAACGAATGGCTTGACGAAAGTGACAAGAAGCTATTTGAAGACATGAAGAAAAACAACCCGAGGCGTTATCAGGTTGCAGGCTTAGGCGAATGGGGAATAGTTGAGGGGCTGGTATATGAAAATTGGAGAGAGTTGGAATTTGACTGGAGAGAAATTTTAAATAAAAGAAGAAAGGCGAAGGCAGAATTTGGGCTAGATTTTGGTTATACCAATGACCCGGCTGCTTTTTTTTGTGGGGTAGTGGATATGGAACAAAAAGAAATTTATGTTTTTGATGAAATATACCAAAAGGGAATGCAGAATACGGCTATTTATAGCGGTATAGAAAAACTCGGATTCAGGAAAGAAATAATAACTGCCGACAGTGCAGAACCGAAAAGTATAGAACAATTAAGAGGTTTAGGGCTTCACAGGATTAAGGCATCTAAAAAAGGTAAAGACAGTATTAACGCGGGGATACAGTTTATTCAGGATTTTAAGATTTTTATTCATCCGAGATGTGTTAATTTCATAACAGAAATAAGTAACTACAGCTGGGACAAGGATAAATTTGGAGAGGCAATAAATAAACCGATTGATGAATTTAACCACTTAATGGATGCCATGAGATATGCACTGGAAGATTATATGAAAGGACCTACATTTTCTTTTGATTAAGGAGCTGAAATGTTTGAATTTATAAAAAGATTTTTTAGGAGAAAAGATAAAATGGAAAAGGACAATATAAGTTTATCGGAAGTTGAGAGTATCATAATGTGGCACTTTTCAAGCGACGGATACAGAATGATGCTTGACGGTAACAGATATTATGCAGGAGAACATGACATATTGAAAAGGAACAGAACTGCAATAGGCGATGACGGAAAGCTGATAACGGTTAACAACTTGCCGAATAATAAGATTGTAAATAATCAGTATAAAAAGCTTGTAAAACAGAAAGTGAACTACATTGTGTCAAAAACACCGAGTATAAGCACTGACAACGAGAAATATAATGAGCTACTTAATAATCTATTTGACAAAGGATTCCTCAAAACAATTAAAAGAATAGCCACTGATGTATATAACAACGGCATCGGCTGGCTATTTTTATATGTTGATGAGGAAGGAAATTTGAAATTTAAGAGGCTGAACTCCGTCGAAGTTATCCCTATATGGACTGACAACGACCATACAGAACTTAAATATGCAATCAGAAAATATACAAGTCAGATATACAGTAACGGAAAATACGAAAAGGAAACACATATAGAGCTTTACAAGGACACAGGTGTTGAATATTACACTCTGAACGATAATAAACTTAATCTGGTTGAAAAAAAGGCATACCTGACAGTTGACGGTACACCATATAACTGGCAAAGAATACCGCTTATAAGTTTCAGGGCCGATGAACTGGAGCAGCCTCTGCTTAACAGGGTGAAATCACTACAGGACGGACTTAACATGCTTATGAGTGACTTCATGAACAATATGCAGGAGGATAGCAGGAACACGATATTGATTATAAAGAACTACGACGGTGAGAACCTGGGTGAGTTCAGGAGAAACCTGGCAACATACGGAGCCGTAAAGGTCAGGGAAGAAGGAGAAGTGTCAAGCTTACAGGTTGAAGTGAATGCAGGAAACTATGATGCGATAGTGAAACTTCTAAAACAGACAATAATAGAAAATGGAGCAGGATTTGACAGCAAGGCCGATACACTTGGAAATAATCCGAATCAGTTGAATATCCGTTCCATGTACTCTGAAATTGATTTGGAGGCAAATGATTTTGAGACTGAATTTCAAGCAAGTTTTGAAGATCTGCTATGGTTTGTTGCAAATCATTTAAAGAATACCGGACAGGGTGATTTCCTTGCTGAAAAGGTTGAAGTCGTGCTTAATAGGGATATTCTGGTTAATGAAAGTCAGGCAATAACGGACATTAAAAATTCAGTTGGAATAATATCTGAGGAAACAATACTTGCCCAGCATCCATGGGTTACAGATGTACAGGCGGAACAGGAAAAGTTGAAAAAAGAACGTAGTGAAAACATAGAGGACTATGGAGGATTCGGAGAGCACAACCACTCGGATGATGTAGATGAGTAAGAAATACTGGCAGGACAGATTTATTGAGGAAGAGGAAAGGCTTAATAAAATAGCAGGAGACGAATTCCGGAGACAGCAACTGGAATACGAGAGGGCTATATCAAGGCTGAACAAGGATATCGAAGTGTGGTACAACAGAATAGCTAAAAACAACGACGTATCACTGGCCGAGGCTAAAAAGTTGCTGGATGACAAAGAACTCAAAGAATTTAAGTGGACACTTGATGAATACATCAAACACGGAAAAGAGAACGGGATTGATAAGAATTGGAGTAAAGATCTTGAGAATGCGAGTGCAAGGGTTCATATAGAAAGACTTGAAGCTATGAAGTTGCAGGTAAGAGGGGAAATAGAAAAGCTTTATAATGGCCGTGAAAGTGGATTTGAAAGCTATCTTAAAAATCTTTACAAAGACCAATACAACCGTACAGCTTTTCAGATAGCGAAGGGGACAGGAGTAGGAACTAACATATACAGCCTGAACGATAAGTTAGTAAATACAGTTATTAAAAAGCCATGGGCTCCTGATGGAAAAAACTTTAGCGACAGGATCTGGGAAGATAAGGACAAGCTCATAAATACTCTGCATACTGAAATGACGCAGGCGTTTATCAGAGGCGACAGTCTTGAAAAACTGGCAGATAAAATTGCCGAGAAAATGAAAGTGTCAAAAGCAAATGCATCAAGACTGGTATATACAGAAAGTGCCGCATATTCAAGCATAGCAAGACTCAAAAGTTATCAGTACTTGGGTGTGGAAAAGTACGAAATAGTGGCCACACTGGATAACAGGACTTCGGACATATGTCAGGATATGGATGGTAAGGTATTTGACTTAAAAGATTACGAAGTCGGAGTCACTGCAAACCCATTTCATGTTAGGTGCCGAACTACTACGGCTCCTTACTTTGATGACATGGAAGGTGAAAGAACCGCAAGGAACGAGGTAACAGGAGAAACGGAGTATGTTCCGGCAGACATCACGTATAAGGACTGGAAAGAAAAATATTTGAGTAATACCCCTGTTGCAAAAACTGAAAAAAGTGATATAATAAGATTACCAAAGACCTTACAGGAACATAAAAAACATACTGAAGACTGGTATGCAGGTAAATTGAAAGGTCTTATATCAAAAGAGGATGAAATAGCCGCAACTAATAAGTTGCAGAATATCATAGATAATTCTGAATTTTCAATGAGGTTCAATAGTAATAATATTGACAGTTTGCTTGATTCAAATAGATTTATGAATCAGTTTGAAACAGGGACAAGTGGAGGGACAATTTCTGATAAATTCAGAAAAGAAGCTACTAGAAACCTTTTTGGTGCAAAAATTAAACTGAAACCGGAAGACTATGAGAAATATGGGTATTTGGCGAGCAACGATTTTTTGAAAGATTCAACCAATAATTGGACATTGGATATGTATGGAGACGCAATCATCAGATTCAACAAAGATAAGTTAAAGGGAAAGGTAACATTCACGGTAGATGACAGTTTAGGAAATGCAGTTTTAAAAAAAGTTATCGCAATCAGCACAGAAAAAGCAGAAATATCCGCCATGGATATAGGAAAAATAAGAAAGTATACAGATATTTTGATAAATACGAAAGCTTCTGATGTGATAGAATTGACATCTGATTTAGGTGTAAGATATATAGAGCTACAATATCATGGGGAATTAAAACTTGATGAAGTCGAAAGCATCTGTTTTACTGATAAACTTCCAAGTATCCACAGATTAGAGAGTTTAAAAAATAAAGGGATAAAATTGTATAAGATTGAAGGTGGCAAAATTGTTGAGATTTAAAGATGTTTTATATACGAACGGGACAACGGGATTTATAGTTTCATTGGAAAATGGATGTTTTGCTTTAATTGATGTAGAAAATAGGCATGTAGATGTAGATGTATTTTTAGAAACTTATCTGAAATGGGGCGGGTTTGATAAGGTGGATGCATCTGATAAAATTGAATTAATAAAAAAGGTTTTAGAACATCCTAAAAAAGTTTACATCAGTTCACTGGCAACGGGCTATTTGGAGAGTGCTGAAACTAAGAATGAAATTGACATGTTAAAAAAGAACATAGGTTATAATTTTTAATAATTCAAGAGCGGTTTAACGACTGCTCTTTTTGTTTACAGGAGGAAAAATGATAAAAATGAACATTTATCACAGCGATGGAAACTACATGGGAGTATCATATGGTGGAACTTTAAAGAAATTCATTAAAAAATTTGATAAAGGTAAAAGTATAAAGTTAATAAGCGATGGAAAAGAATGGTATATAAACTCAGCACTGATACTGGCGTTTGAGGAGGTGAAATAAGAATGCTTAAAATATTTATCGGAGTTCTACAGGCAGGACTTGTGATACTAAAACTTTTAGGTCTCCTACGTATAAGCTGGTGGCAGGTATTAATGCCTTTGGAGATTATATTCGGCATTTTAATTCTGGTCTTTTTATTGCTAGGGGTAATAAAATTCATAGAGTGTAAAAAATAAATATTCCGCCTTTTTTTGGATTTGAAGGCGTAAAAGAACAAATCAGACATAATACCGCTGACATACAGCGTAAAAAAATGAAGGAGTGATTATTTTATGAACAAAGAAGATCTGTTAAAACTTGGGCTGACTGAGGAACAGGCTGAAAAAGTATTGTCAGCAAACACCGAACAGCTGAAGGGATTTATCCCGAAGGCAAGATTTGATGAAGTGAACAACGCCAAAAAACAGGCAGAAAAGGACTTGTCTGAGAGAGATAAGCAGCTTGAAACTCTGAAGAACAGTACTGGGGACATTGAAGCTTTGAAGCAGACAATTGAATCACTGCAGAATGAGAATAAGGCCGCAACGGATAAATATAATGCCGAACTTGCGGAAATAAAACTGGCAGGAGCAGTGGACACGGCCTTGCTTGGAGCGGATGCCTTAAATGTCAAGGCGGTAAAAGCATTATTGGATATGAGTAAAATCAAAATGGACGGTGATGTACTGCTTGGAATCAATGAACAGATTGAAAGCTTGAAAAAAGCGGAAGACAGTAAAATGCTGTTTAAAGCCGTTGAAGAGACAAAACCGAAAGGACCTAACTTTACAGGAGTGAAACCTGGTGAAGGAAATACAGGGAATGGAGAAAGCAATGCTCCAAAATCTCTGGCCGATGCCATAATGGCAAGATTTACAACACAATCAGATTAAAAAAAAATTAGGAGGTGGCTTATATGCCGATAACATTAGCAGAAGCTAAAAAGAATGTACAGGACGATTTGCAGATTGGAGTGATTGACGAATTTGCAAAAAGTAACTTTATTATGAACAACATACCGTTTGACAATGTGGTGTCCCCGACAGGAGGAGGAACTACAATGACTTATGGATACACAAGATTGAAAACACAACCAACTGCGGACTTCAGGGAAGTCAATCACGAATACACACCTGCTGAAGTTTCTAAGGAAAGACATAATGTAGACTTAAAAATCTTCGGAGGATCATTCCAGATTGACAGGATTATTGCAGACATGGGTGGAATAGTGTCAGAAGTGCAGTTACAGATGTCACAGAAAATAAAAGCAGCATCTGCTTTATTTAACAACACGGTAATAAATGGAGACAGTGCAGTGAACAGCAAGGCATTTGACGGGCTTGAAAAAGCAATCACAGGAAGTTCAACAGAATTTATTCCGGGAGCTGTAATAGATTTATCTACTTCGGCCGCAATAGATACTAACTACAAAGCTTTCCTTGACATGCTGGACGAGTTTTTAATGGGGCTTGACGGAACACCTTCCATGATAGCCGGGAACTTACAGCTTATTGCAAGAATAAGGGCGTGTGCAAGAAGAACTGCAATGTATACGACTGCTCTGAACAGTTTCGGTCAGCAGGTTGAAATGTATGCAGGAATTCCGTTAATTAACCTTGGAGCTAAACCAGGAACAAACGACCCAGTTTCTGAAACAAAAACAGGAACAGGGGAAACATCGCTTTACGCTGTAAGATTCGGGATGGACGGATTCCACGGAGTCGCTCCGACAGGAAACGGATTAATCAAATCGTGGTTGCCTGATTATAAGACAGCAGGAGCAGTTAAGACAGGAGAAGTTGAAATGGTTGCAGCGGTTGCTTTGAAGGTGACAAAGGCCGCAGGGATATTCAGAAAGATTAAAGTTAAGTAGGAGGTGCTTTAGATGGCTGTAATAAAATCACCAAATCAGGAATACACAGGAACAAGTGCCGGGGTATATTTTGTTAACGGAATTGGAAATACTGACAATGAAAACTTAATCGAATGGTTCAGGGATCGTGGTTATGAAGTGGAGGAAGACTCGGAAGAAAAGGCTAAAAAACCGAAGAAGTAGGTGCTGGGCATGGAGTATGTAGAAAATATCAAAGATGATGTGATAAAAACATTAAAGTCGGTAGGCTATGAAGTCGTAGATACCGACTTATTTTTATTGGAACAGAGTATCGAAAAGGTTAAGTCTTATATTAAAAATAAGACTAATCAGAATAAAGTTCCAGAAGGGCTTAAGTATATTTGGGTTGACAGAAGTACAGGTGAGTTTTTATATTTTAAGAAATCACTTAACCAGCTTGAGCTGAAAGGCTTAGATTTTGATCGTGTAGCGAAAGAAATAAGCGAAGGTGATACTAAGGTAGTCTTTGAAGATACGAAGAGCGTGGGAGACAAATTTGAGGTTTTTACGACATATCTGATGACAAGAGGGGAAGACGAACTCTTGAGATATAGGAGGATAGTATGGTAAAGGAACTAGAAAAGGCAAAAAAAGCTATACAGTCACTATGGGCTGGAGTTTGTAATATATTTGGTTTTAAAGATACTGAAGACAAATATGGAGCGACAATTCACACAGAAGTGATGTTGTTTGAAAACCTACCTTGCCGGTTAAGTTTTAAGAATATAAGTCAGACCAGCCAGACGGAGTCCTTTGCTGTAAGTTCTCAGGTCGTGAAACTGTTCATCGCTCCTGATGTTTATGTTCCTCCGGGCAGTGTGATTGAAGTCACTCAGAACGGAGTTACAAGGAAATACAAGCACTCGGGAATATCGGCAGTTTACACGAATCACCAGGAAATAGTGCTTGAAGCATACAAAGGAAGTGCTTAAATGGGAACAAGTAAAGTTAAAGTGGATTTTTCGGAAATAAGAAAAGCTGCTGAAACATTAAGTCAGGCAAACACAGCTCTGCTACTTGAAAATATTACCAATGAACTGGGTGCAAGGTTACTTGCCAAGGCAATCAAGAGAACGCCTGTTGACAAAGGAACATTGAGACGTGGCTGGGACGCAAGTATAGGAGCGAAAGCGGTCAATACTGGCGGAGGATATACGGTGACAATAACAAATAGTGTTGAGTATGCGTCTTATGTAGAGTTTGGGCACAGGCAGACTCCAGGAAGGTATGTTCCGGCAATAGGAAAATCGTTAAAAAAATCATGGGTTACAGGACAGTTTTTTCTAACGAAAGCAGAACTGGAACTGGAAAAGGAATTACCGAAAATAATTGAAAAGAAACTTGAAGTGTGGATAAAGGAGGTGCTTGGAGGATGATAAACGACATATTGAATGCACTGACTGGAAAGCTGAAGGAATCATTCGGGATAAAGATTTACATCAACCAGGTTCCTCAGAATTTCGAAGAGCCCTGTTTTTTCGTGCATGTCATAAGCACTGATAAAACTCAGATTGTTGACTTAAGATACAAGGCTGTGACAGTATTCGGAATTGATTATATAGCCGATGAAAACAGAAAAAATTCAAGGGAAATATACGATGTAATTGAAAAACTTAACAGTATCACTAACCTGATAACGCTCGAAAATGGGGATGTCATGAGAGGCACTGAGAGAAAAACTGAGATACAGGACGGGAACATGCACAGTTTTATTCAGTTCAGTTATTTTATCCGTGAGAAAAAGGAAAATAATGATAAGATGGAAAGTCTTTCGATAGAAGGAGGCATTAAAAAGAATGGCTAAGAAAAACGAAACAAATACAAGCTTTACAAAGGAACAGCTGTACGGTTCTAAAAAATACGAAATGCAGAAGGATATTCTCGGAGTAATGCTTGAAGATAATAAGGAATACACTTTTGATGAAGTGGATAACTTAATAAAAGAATTTTTAAAGAGAGAGGTGGAATAGATGGCATACGGAGGAGGTACATGGTTATTTCAGAATAAAGTTTTGCCGGGTACTTACATTAATTTTGTCAGCCTGGCAAGGGCTATCGTATCACTTGCCGACAGAGGTTATGCGGCGATGGCAATGGAACTTGACTGGGGGGTAGACGGGGAAGTGTTCACCGTTGAAAATTCTGATTTTCAGAAAAACAGCCTGAAGATATTCGGATATAGCTACGACCATGAGAAAATGAAAGGTTTAAGAGATTTATTTTCCAATGCAAAGACAGTCTACTGCTATAAGCTGAATGAAGGGGCAAAGGCAAGTAATGACCTGGCCACAGCAAAATATGCAGGCGAAAGAGGGAACAGTATTAAAATAACGGTAGCGGCTAACGTTGACGCTCCTGCAATGTTTGATGTGACTACTCTGCTTGACAATAAAAAAGTGGATGTTCAGACAGTAAAAACAGCAAAGGATTTAGTAAATAATGATTTTGTGGATTTTAAAACAGGGGCAACATTAACCCCGACAGTTGCAAAACCACTTGAGAACGGAACAAATGGAAGTGCAGTGACAGGAACAGAATATCAGAAGTTTCTGGATAAAATTGAAACTTATTATTTCAACACACTGGGATGTCTTGCAACTGACGAAACAATTAAAAAGCTTTACATACAGTTCACGAAAAGAATGCGTGATGAAGTTGGAGCTAAGTTCCAGACTGTAGTCTACAGAGGAGCATATGCAGACCATGAAGGTGTCATTTCTGTTGAAAATAAGACTATTTCCAAGGATGACAAGGAATCGTCTGCAGTGTACTGGGTTACAGGAGCTGAAGCGGGATGCCCAGTCAACAAATCTGTCTCGAACAAGGTTTATGATGGAGATTTTACGTTTGAATTTAAGGAAAATCAGACAGCACTGGAAAATGGAATAAAAGCAGGAAAATTTCTGTTTCACAAGGCTGATAACAAGCCCGTTGTTCTTACGGACATAAATACGTTCACATCAATCACAGTAGATAAGAATGATGACTTTACATCTAACCAGGTGATAAGAGTGCTTGATCAGATTGCTGTAGATATTGCGAAACTGTTCAACAAGTCATTCGTAGGAAAAGTGGACAACGATGAAGATGGAAGGGTATCACTTAAAGATAATATCGTTGATCATCACAAGGAACTGCAGAGAGTCAGGGCAATTGAGAATTTTGTTGCTGAGGATGTAACAGTTGAAAAAGGGAAAGATAAGAAATCGGTGCTTGTAACGGATAAGGTCACTCCTGTTGCGGCGATGGAAAAATTATACATGAGTGTCATAGTGGCCTAGGCTAAATGAATAAGGAGGTAAGAAATGAGCACAACAATGAACGGTAGGGATGCCGTATCAGGAAGTATGGGAAGATGTTTTGTCACGATAGAAGGTAACAGATATCTTTTAATGCAGGTTATTTCCGTGAAAGCGGAAATGGAGAAGACAAAAACTAAGGTTCCTATCATGGGGCGTTCAGGAAAAGGGAACAAAGCTACGGGATGGGAAGGTTCAGGAAGTGCAAAGATGCACTACAACTCTTCACTTTTCAGGGAACTTTTACTTAAGTATCAGAATACTGGAGAAGACATATATTTTGACATGCAGCTTGTAAACGAAGACCCTACGTCGACAGTAGGAAGACAGACAGTCATACTGAAAGGATGTAATATAGACGGAGGAACTCTTGCAAGTATAGATGCAGATGCGGAATATTTGGAAGACGAATTTGACTTTACATTTGAATCTTTCGAAATTCCTGAAAAATTTAAGAATTTACCGGGAATGCAATAATGCTGGAAAATTTTTTCAGATGGCTATCAGATCCTGAGAAAGTAGCAGAATTTATAGCAGATACAACCGTGTGTCTGCTTATTTTTTATATAATTCATTTAATCAGAAAGGTGTTGAAATTAATAATGGATAGTTTAAAAGGATTTTTTAAAGGGAATGCAATACGGGTAGAAAATGAAAAAGTGGTAATTTCTGACAGATTTGTCGGAGAGGATGGAAAGCCATTAGAATGGGAAATCAGGGCTATAGGAAATGAGACAGATGACGAACTAAGAAATCAATGTACTTCGCAGGTTAAGATTAAGAAAAACGTATACATGCCTAAACTTGATTACACAGAATATCTTAAAAAACTGCTTGTTACATGTGTAGTGTACCCCAACTTAAACAACAAAGAATTACAGGACAGTTACGCAGTAATGACTGCAGAGGAACTCCTATCTGCTATGCTTTTACCAGGTGAGTATAACGCTTTGGCAGAAAAAGTACAGGAAATGTGCGGTTTCGATAAAGATATCATGGAAGAAAAAATCGAAGAAGCAAAAAACTAATAGAGGAGGATGCGATGGCAGGGTATGCACATTACGCCCTCCACAAGCTTAAGATATTGCCGGGTGATTTTGCTGAACTCGATCTTGAGGAAAAAGCATTCATCATAGCAAGTATAAGATTAAAAATAGAAAATGAGAAAAAGGAAATGCAGAAAATGAAGTCCAGAGCAAGGAGGTGATGTTCATGTCAACAATAAGTTCGTCAATACAAATGATGGACAGACTGACTGCTCCGGTACTTAAAATGGCAAGTGCCATGAGCAGTCTTGTAACCACTATGGAAGCAGCGGACAATAAAAAGATAGATCCTAAGGGTCTTGGAACAATGAAGGATAACATAGCTAAAGCTAATGCAGAACTTCAGAATTTACAGGCAGAACTTACAGGAGCAGGGGCACAGACACAGCAGAACACGGCGAAACAGCAACAGTGGAACAGCTCAATACACGGCGGCGGTAAGGCAATGAACGGACTGATAAGTAAACTGAAAGCCGCAGTCGGAATGTATGCTTTGATTAACGGTGCAAAGAAACTGGCAGGAGTATCTGACGAAGTCATGACAATAGATGCAAGACTTAATCTTATAACAAATACATCCGCACAGAAAAATAATCTGAAAAACGCCGCATATCAGATGGCACAGGAGGCGAGAGTTCCACTGAACAGTTTTACAAACGATGTGGCCAAGCTCGGAATCCTTGCCGGAAAAAGATTTTCAAATAATGCTGAGATAATACAGTTCATGGGTAACGCAACAAAAGCATTTAAAGTGGCGGGAACATCCGCAACTGAAACTGCTGGAGCAATGACGCAGCTTAACCAGGCACTTGCGTCAGGAGTACTGCAGGGAGACGAGTTCAGGAGTATCAGGGAAAATGCTCCTCTTATCACTCAGGCAATAGCAAAGGAAATGGGTGTATCTCAAGACCACCTTAAAAAACTGGCATCCGAAGGAAAAATAACCGCAGATGTAGTGAGAAGAGCAGTACTGGGGATGACGGATGACATCAACAGGGACTTTTCTAAACTACCTATGACCTGGGGCGAAGTTTGGGTGAAGGCAGGAAACTTTGCACTAAGAACATTTGACCCTCTGCTTAGAATGATTAATCAGGTAGCGAACAGTCAGAAATTTAAGTCAATGGCAACGAGCATGGCGAGTACATTCGAAATGGTGGCCGGAGTGATGACAACAGTATTTGACAAAGCACTGGAATTGGCAGGCTGGGTATACGACAAGTGGGATTTAATCAGGCCGGTCGTAATAGCTGTTGCAATTGCAATGGGGGTTTATGCATTAGCTCAAGGCATAGCAACTCTTGCAATATGGGCTTATAACACCGCGGCGGGATTTAAAGCGGCAGCCGATATGGCAATGGCTGGAGCAAGTTTCATGGCTACCACAGCACAGCATGGACTGAACGCGGCGATATATGCGTTCCCTGGAACATGGATTGTGGTTGCTATAATAGCGGTTATTGCAGTTGTGATAGGTTTAGTTGTAGGAATGATATATCTTATCAAAACTATGACAAAAACTGCCACGGTCACAGGAGTTGTTGTAGGGGCATTTGACTGGATGAAGGCTATGCTGTGGAATATATGGGCAAGTATAGTCAATGCGATAATATCCGCGATAAACGGAATTATAAGAGGGATAAACGGGCTTATAAGAAGTGCTGCAAAAGGACTGTCCAATTTTGCAAATATATTTATAGATGCATTCAACTGGATAATGCGTGAAGCGGATAAGTTCATCAACGGACTTTTAAAAACAATGAGCGGTGCGGCCCCTCTGCTGTCTGCAATTGGGATTAACCTCCCTACCTCGACTGGAGGTGCAATGCAACTTGCAAGGGCTAATTTCTCAGCACCTCAGATATCAGAAATAAACTATAAGCTTGACAAAAAAGACGCAGGTGCGGCGTACAGGAAAGGTGCAGAGAGAGGGAATGCCAAGCAGAAAAAATGGGAAAATGACTTAAAAAACGGTTACAAAAATACAAAAGATATGCTGAAAGGTGAACTTGGCGACCTCGGAGGAGGAAAAGGACTTGATCCGGCCGGAACTGGAATGCCGGGTGGCGGAGGCGGTGGAGGAAAAGACCCTAACGGAGTAGGGAAAAACACAGGGAAAACCGCTGACAACACAGGGAAAATGGCCAACAGTCTTGAGGATACGGAAGAGGATTTGAAATATCTGAGGGAACTGGCGGAACAGGAACATATCAACCAGTTCACGACAGCTGAAATAAAAGTGGAAATGAACAATAATAATACAATAGAAAATGAAACTGATATTGATAAAGTGATAAATAAACTGACTGAAAAGATAGAAGAAAAAATGAACATTGTGGCAGAGGGGGTGCATTAACATGTATGATATTTATATTGACAGAATGCTGATTCCAGTGAATCCCGATAAGATAACGTATACCATGAAGAACAGGAATGAGACTGTATCACTCATAAATGCGTCAGAAGTGAATCTGCTGAAGTCCGAAGGGCTTAAGGAAATATCATTCAAAATTGTCCTCCCTGCATTCAGATATCCCTACCTGAATACTCTGCAGGGGTTTAACAAGCCGGGATATTACTTGGATAAACTTCAAAGACTTAAAAGGGACAGGAAAGTGTTCCAGTTCATCGTGTCGCGTAGATATCCGAACAGGAAGGGATATTTCAACACAAATATGAAAGTCACGCTTGAAGAGTTCACATATTCTGACGATACTGACGAATTCATGGACATCCCTGTTGAAATTAAGCTTAAGGAATACCGCGACCCTAGGGCAACAGCTCTGACAATACTGGATGACAAGATTTCGGGGTTTATCACAAAACCGCGTGCAGTAACAGCGATACTGGACAGGATAGTTACAACCGAGGCAGGGGAAACTCTGTGGAACATATGTCGTCAACATACAGGAGGACTTGAGAAAATGGCAGAGGTCATGAAACTTAATGCTTTTGACAAAATAACGGACTTTATTCCGGGGCAGAAAGTGAGGCTTAAAGAATGAGCATTATGCCGGACTTAAAAGGAATCAAACTGATAGACTTGAACAGGGAAAGCTGGATTAATGCGGCAATAAAACAGTCAGTCGGAAAATTTGAGCTTGAAAAAGACATTGAACTGACAGTAACACTGGAAAATGGTCAGGTTTTAATTCCGCTTGTAACATCACTTGAATGGACAACGGAGAGAAAAGGAGCTTGTGGAGTGCTTGAATTTGAAGTGCTGAAAGAGGAAATAGAATTTACTGAAGGGAACAGGGTATCCGTGAAATACAAGGATGTCCCCTTTTTTTTAGGTTATATTTTTAAGCGTAGCAGGACAAAATCAGGCAAGATTAAAGTTACCGCATATGATCAGCTGAGGTACTTAAAAAACAAGGACACATATATATTTAAAAATGTGACAGCAACGGAAATAATAAAAAGGATAGCAGAAGACTTTAAGCTTGAAATTGGGGAACTGGAAGACTCAGGATTTAAGATTGAAAAGAGGATAGAAGACAACAAGACTTTATTTGACATGATACTGTATGCACTTACCGAAACTCTATATAACACGAAGAAACAGTTCATTTTTTATGATGATTATGGAAAGCTTACACTTAAGGAAGACGAGAAAATGAGGATACTTGATCTCATTCTTGACGACAAGAGTGCAACTGATTATAAATACAGCACAAGTATAGATGACAAGACGTATAATCAGATAAAGCTCTTAAGGGTCAATAAGGAGGCGAAAACAAGGGAAATATACATGGTGAAAGACCCTTTTAACATAAAATCATGGGGTATTTTACAGTACTTTGAAAATGTGGACGAGAAAATGACTGAGGCGAAAATAAAGGAAAAAGTGGAAAGTCTTTTAAAACTGTATAATCACAAAAAAAGAACTTTCGCGATGGAAAATGTCTTCGGCGACATAAGGGTCAGAGGTGGCTCAAGTATGCTCATAAAACTTAATGTCGGGGATATAGTAGTGCAGAACTATATGATAGCGGATAAAGTTAAGCATAAATTTGAATATCAGAAACATGTAATGTCTATTGACTTTATAGGACAGATGGGAATAAAGGAGAGTGATAAGAATGGCGGAACTGGTACAACTGTTGAAAGAACTGTCGAAAACAACGAATGATGCGGGAGAACCGTTCGAGCACAGAAAAGGCACAGTAGAATCTGTGAATCCTATCAGTGTCAGAGTAGACCAGAAGCTGATACTGGAAGAGGACGATCTTATTCTCACTCATCTTGTCAGGGACTATGATGTTGACATCTCGGTTAGTCATGAAACAGAAGATTTTGAGCTTGTAGAAGGTGCTCTGACAGATATTAAAAGTCATAAGCACGAATATAAGGGCAGAAAACGGATAACTGTCCATAACGGACTGAAGGTCGGTGAGGACATCGTGCTTTTAAAAGTACAGGGCGGACAGACTTACATTGTGCTGGATAGGTATAAAGACCCTCATACGGAAGGAGAGTGGTTGTAATGATACCTCGTAACGACGGACTGACTTCAGACATCAGGATAATAGAACGACCCACAAAAACTTATAAAATGGATTTATCAGGAAATGTCATAGAAGGCTATACGGATGAGCTGAAAGCAATGGAACAGGCCATATATAAGATAATAAGGACAGAGAGATATAAACATATAATCTACTCGTGGAATTATGGGATAGAGCTTGAAGACCTGTTCGGAATGCCTGTAAGCTACTGTATCCCTGAAATTGAAAGAAGGGTAAAAGAGGCATTGGAACAGGATACTAGAATACTTGACGTGACAGATTTTGAATTTGAGACATTAAGAAGAGGAACGGTGCATGTCAAATTTAAAGCAGTCACAATTTTTGGAAATCTGGAACTGGAAAAGGAGGTGCAGATAGCTTAATGTTTGAAGTAATGACTTACGAAAAAATAATGGAACGGATGCTTGCAAGAGTTCCGAACAGCATGGATAAAAGGGAAGGCTCAGTCATGTGGGATGCCCTTGCCCCTGCCGCAAAAGAACTGGAGGACATGTATTTTGCATTATCAATAATACTACAGGAAACTTTTGGGGATACGGCCAGCAGACCTAATCTGATAAGAAGGGCAAGTGAAAGAGGGATAACACCTTACAAGGCAAGTAAAGCGGTATTAAAAGGTGTTTTTGACATAGAAATACCACTGGGTAGCAGATTTAATTTGGACGAGCTGAACTATACAGTTACGAAATTCATACAGCACAATACTGGTACAAATCTGTATGAGTATCAGGTTGAATGTGAAACTCCCGGAAGGGATGGGGGAAGAAAAACAGGAAATATAATCCCGATTGACTATATAAACGGGTTAGGTAGAGCTGAAATAACAGAACTTTTAATTCCTGGACAGGATGAAGAGGAGACAGAAAAGTTACGGCAACGGTACTTTGACAGTTTTAACATGAAGGCATATGGAGGGAACATATCTGACTATAAACTTAAAGTACATGAAATTGAGGGTGTAGGAGCTGTTAAAGTAACTCCAGTATGGAATGGTGGCGGAACTGTTTTATTAACCATACTTGATAGTGATTTTAATCAGGCAAGCCCTACTCTGATTAAAAAAGTGCAGGACACTATGGATCCAACCAAAGACGCTAGAGGTCTCGGGATTGCACCGATAGGGCATGTCGTCACAGTACAGGGTACAAGCAATGTTGCAATTAATATCCACACAAACATCACATTTGAAACTAATTTTTCATGGCCACTTGTAAAATTAAAAGTCGAGGAAGTGGTAAAGAACTATTTGCTTGAACTGAGAAAAACATGGGCATTGAAAAATGAAAAAGTGAGTAATAACCTTGTTGTAAGGGTGTCACGTATAGAAGCAAAAATACTAGACATAAATGGGATTTTGGATATACAGAATACAACAATCAACGGAAGTCCTAACAACTTACAATTAACTGAGTATCAGATTCCTGTATGGGGAGGTATCACAGTATGACGATTTTAGAAAATATTAATGTCAACCTGCTGTCATACCTCCCTCAGTTTATGCAGGAGTACAGGGAAATAAGGAATATAATGGCATCAGAAGAACCTGAGTTGAGGTTATTGTGGGAACTGCTTAGAAAGGTGTTTAATAATCAGTTTATACAGTACTGTGACGAGGATGGGATAAGCAAATTTGAGGAAATGTTGGGATTACACAGATACGAAAATGATACGCTGGAAATCAGAATTTTTAGAGTTTTAACGTACTGGAACGACCAGATACCTTATACCTGGAGAGTTTTAGTAAACAGAATGGATCAGTTATGTGGATCAGGGAACTATGAGCTGAGACCAAATTTTAACGCATATGAACTTGGAATCACTACTAAGTTTGACGATGCGAAAAAATATGACGAACTGAACAACATGCTCAAAACAATATTGCCCGCAAATTTAGGATTTAACAGTATTAATATCCTTACTCCGAAAGTAGTTAATACGCTATATGTTTCTGTCGGAGCTGTGACAAATATAAACACATTAATCGAGATAGGAGGGTAGAAATGGCAAGTATAAAAAGAACAGGAATAACTGACAAAGGAAAAGATTTGATAACTAGAGAAATCGCAGGAATAACAGAACTGATATTCACGAAGATATCTGCATCAAGCAATAAACCGGCCGATACAGTAAACCTTGAAACACTTATTAATATTGATGGAGTAAAACAGACGGTGAATGTCAGTAAAGTTGAGAAAATAGGAGCATCGCAGATTAAAGTGACAGCCACGTTCAACAATTCAGGACTTATGAACGGGTACAGTATGGAAACTTTGGGAATTTATGCAAAGGATACAGCAGGAACAGAAGTTCTTTTTGCGGTTACCGTCGCAGGTACTGCCGACTTCATGCCTGCAACAAACGGGATTAATCTGAGTACAGTGACAGTGGAAATTATATTTAATTTGAGTAATACCGATAATGTTTCATTATCTGTTGACGTCGCGGCACTTGTGACCGTAGAAATGTTTGATTCTTTTAAGTCAGAAGTTAATAAAGATTATGTAAAATACACCGACCTTGCTGAAGAAAATAAGGCAGGGATAATTACATATGCAAAAATTAAAGAGATAGCACCAAAGCCTGATTTGAATCCATATATTCCGTTTAGCAAAGGGTACAGAAATACTAACAATAGTGATTTTGTATTGAGAGGAAATAGTACTGACTGCTGGGCACCAAGACACTTATATATGTACTTAGAAAATGGAGATTATATGGGCTGTTTTCACGTAAATGGTGGGAGGGCTTATTATAAAGTTCCAAATCGGAATGGTGGCAACTGGTGTGAAATCATGGATAATCATGATATGGCGGCAAGAGACAGCAACATCCAACATGCACATAATAGAATAACTGAGACGTGGAATAAAGCATTCGACGCATGGAACAAAGCAAACGACGCTCAAGTAAACAGAATTTATGAAATTAGAATGGTAGGTTATGTGGAAGATGGAATTAATGGAAAGGGAGAAAGAAATGGTTATGTTTTAACAAAGGTTTCGAGAAATTATGGAGAAACTCAGGATCATATTAAAATAGGAAGCAGAGCTTTACAGTTTCATAGAAATGGTCAATGGCTTAATGCTTATTTTGCATAATAGGAGGAAAAAATGAAAAAATTTGTAGTTGATAGAGTAGAAGTAATGGAAACAGAGGAAGGAATGAAGTATTGGGGAATTTTTGATGAAAATAATAATAATTGGTATGAAGAACAAAAAAATTTTAAAGAAAATACATTAAAAATTATGTATAACAAAGATAGTTTTTTAATTTTAGGAAGAGAAAAAGACGTTTCTAAAATAGCTCCTACTATGGTTGGAGATATTATTGAAGAAATTGAATATAGTGAAGAAATAAAAGTAAATCCGAATTTGTATTTTATTAACGGAGAAATGGTAGAATTAAAGGAATGTGAAACAATAAAGAGCGGGAAAGTCGTATATGATAGAGATTTTAAAATAGAGAAGATAAAAGAGAAGTTGAAAGAACTTAAGGAAGAAAAAATAAAACTTGGCGTAAGGATAAGAAATGGTGTCTATCAACCTATTCGTGATACTGATAGAGTACTTTTGATGATGATTAAAGAGACTATAACTAAGGAAAAAGAATGGAAATATTATGACGAAGAACGCAATCCCGTTCTCGACAAAATAACAAAAGAGATAATAGGAGAGATATTTGTTAAGGGCGAAAAAGTATTAAACGGAGTGATAATTGGAGAAGCAAAAGCAGAGGAAGCTTTGGAAAATTTGACAAATGAAGAGTTGAAAAATTTAGATATTAAAATTTATTTTGAAAAGTATTACAGAGAAAATGGAGGTATCTAAAATCCTTATTAGGACTTTAGATACTTGCTACATAAAAATTTATAATATTTATTTTCAATAAAGTATTTTGTGCCATTTGAAGCAACGAAAACTATTATAAAAAATGTTAGAAAATGTAAATTATTATCAATACTATGTATATATTTTCTATAAATGTGATAAATAGGAACATGAAGAATATATATTGAAAAACTTAAACTTCCTAAATATACAAAAAAGTTATTACTTAAAATTTTGCTGAAAAAACCTGAATCTAAAAATAAAAACATAATCAAAGGTACAAAAGATAATGAAATTAATACAGATGCATAAGGAATAACTTTATTATATTGAACAAATAGAGTTAAAAATAAAAAATATAAGGGTAGTAAAAAAGAATAATATTTTTTACCATTTATATTTTTTAAATAATAAAACAATAGCATCCCAACAACAAAAGAAGAA